TTACTTCACGTATTTTAGTGTATTATCAGCTGAGCCAGTCGCCATGTAAGCATAACCAGTATCGCGTGGCTGCCGCACCCAACGATACCCTCCCGTAATGATAGCTTGATCAGTCTTAACAACTGAACCAGCTGGCAAGACAGCAATTACATCGGCAGACGTTGATGCACCTGTACGAAGCTTAACAGCTGTCTTCAACGTATAAGTCCTATTGTCCTTAACCCACTGTGGTGCAGAGATATCATGATTGGGTACTGGCTTACTAGCTACTGCTGTTTTAGTAGCCTCAGCATACTTATCCCATGACGATTTATCACCATAAAAAACGTTAAAATCTAACCCTTCGCCCCAACCAGATAAACGACCAGCACTCGTATATTGAAACATGACTGCGGTCTTCCAGTATTCTAGTGAGCCATACAAATCACGTGGTGTATACCCATTAACCGCGTTGTAATTATTATACTGAGCAATCCATAAACCATAATTGGCTGCCACTACCGCTGACCAATTCAATGAGTTTTCACAACTAATGCCCGTATATAAAACGGGCCGTACCCCAGTCTTATCATAGACATAATCCAACCATTGCTTAGCCAAGCCAACTCCAGTTTGATTTTGAATGGTTGAGCCATTGGTATTTTCAAAATCCAATACTAGCATCGTTTGTCCAATGTAACGGCCAACCTTAGTTAAGAAATAATCCGCTTGTCGTTTAATGTCAACATCATTACGGATGAAGTGATACACACCTAACTTCTTACCCGACGTCAACGCCTGCTGAACATGTGTATTGAACACTGGATTAATATAATCAGTACCTTCAGTTACTTTTACCAGTACAAAATCACCGGCAACGCTGCCTACATCCATGCCAGTTTGGTAACTTGATACGTCAAATCCATTTAAAGTAGCCATTACTTGTTCCCTCCATACATACTAAAAGTGTTCATGAGCGACTTGATCAACTCATTACCACCAACACTGACCGCACCGGCAACTAATCCATCCACCATCCCAACAATCCACGTTGTATCTGCCATGGCTTGGGCAATAAAAATACCAACCACAGCCCCGATTAACTCGGCCATAATTGGTAAGTATTCGTTATTAAACTTGGTGTACTTGATTCCCCACACAATCAGGAACGTTACCACGGCAATTGCCGCAATCGTCCCGCCATTTACTAATTGAATAAAACTGGTCATCACTTATCATCCCGTTTCCGATAGTAGTCTACAATCTCTTGTAGCTCGTCATTTTGCTTTTTCAATTCCACATTGTCTTTCTTTAGGTGCCCCTGATCATCGCTGTCTGCGGCTTTATTACCATTCCAGATTGCCACTAATTGGGTCAAAATTGCGACAAGAACAGACCCGACAGTGGTAATCAGTGCCACCGCAACAGCATCGCTCATCATTAATCATCCCCTGTCACAATTTCGAACACTGTAGATGCCAATACGAAGAAAGCATACATACTTTCAAAGCTCAGATACTTTTGAATTTCAAAGTCATGGAACCCAAACGCGACCATAAAAAACAGCCATACAAAGGTTAGCAACCCTGTCATGACTGGTTTATAGTAAGCAATATTAACATTCCACAGTGCATAAACTAGCGCAAACGTACCAACAATCGCTAGTATAAAAATCACTGGCGGATCGTCGAAAATATCGAGTAAGGTTGGTCTAGGTGGCTCAAACTTAAACGTGTTTTGCTTGATAATGAAATAGATTCCGAGGCCATACGTTTCAAGTGATTTCCATAACCAGAATCTATTTTTCTTTAAATGTTTTAGCATATCTCCTCTCCTTCTAATGCCATGCAGTAAAACCAGTAGTAAAATCTAAACTAGCAATTGGCCCTTGATACTGAAATGAGCCATTAATATTAGAAGTCGTCCCGTTACTAAAAGTATAGCCAGAAGTTGCAATTCTCAATATTCCATTATCAATAGTAAGCGGTGCCTGAACTGCCCCATAGGTACTAGAGTTAGCGCCTAGTTGATTGTAAGCCATCGCTCGGCCGTTAACCCCTGCTAAAGAACTATTAAACATTCCACCAAGGTACGAAACCAATATACTTGTATTACCACCGTACCCAACCGGCCAAACTTCCATGTTAAGATAAAGTATATTTTCACGTATTTCATATTCTATAAAGTTTTTTGCAGTACCTGTTGTACACGTGTTGCAAGAAATAGTAGGCTTAATAATTTCCGAAGAAAATTTACTTACTCGCCATGATCCAGACAACACCCCATTTTTAAACGTAGCTTCATAACGAGTACCACTAACCCCAGTAACATCAACACTAAAATCACCTTGATCACTCGATCCAAAATAGTTAATAGTAATCCATCCACTAGCATTTTCATTTCCCGGAAAATCATCTGTTTTAGCAGTTAATACAACAAATCTAGAATGTGCTGCAAACTGAGTTGACAAACCAACCATAAATTTTTTTATTGATCCCCAGTCATCAATATAGAAGGGATTACCAAATCGATCCGTCAAGGCAACTGACTGCATTGCTCGTACATCAGGCATCTGAACAAATGTCAAATAATCAGTTGGTTGTGATAAATCCTCTTTCATTCGTTCCGACTAATACATCTGAGTACCGCTATATTCCTGATTAATAACTATATTCTCCATATAATACGGTATTAACCCTTTTTCTTGACGTCTCCAAATACGAATAGTTCCGAAATAATCGCGGTCATTCGACAAAAATGTAACACCCCACCACAGAGTACGGTTGTATCCTTCGGGAGCAGTAGTAAAAATAGCACCGGCTTTAATCTGTAATGTATATAGTCCTTCTGCTAGTGGCCACAGCTTCAATGCCACACTTTCTCCTTTCTCAACTACTACCGTGGCTGTACCATCAGTCTTAGTGATAGGCGGCTGTTGAAAATTAGATAAATCGTATGCTGTTTGAGAAGTGCCCGTAGCAGGCAAAATAACCTTACTACTCCCATCAGTAGCCACCGGTTGAAAATTCGTCTCATTAACTTTGATCGTCCCATCATGATTATCATGCACCACATCCGCATCCTGCGCTAAATCCTTAATCGCATTCTGCACATACTGCTGCGTCGCCAAATTATTAGCCACCATCTCAATCGTCACGTTACTCTTCTGCCCGACAGCCATCGTAATTATCGTCTTAAATTCCATCAACACTTTATCCGCAAAGTCCGGCATAAACTCGGCCTGATCCGCAATTGCCACACTGTATAGAATCTCATTCGTCGTTCCCGCTTCCATGGCATACACACCAATCGCATTAATCTGATAACTCTTCGCTAAATCCTGATTAGTAAATAATAGTTCTGTCGTAATTAAAGTATGATCATCACTAACCACGTTATCACTCTGCGCAATGGTTCCCGCCTGCACCTCATTTGGCAACATGGTAAGTTTCTTAATACCATCCGTAGTTAACACATCCGCCGTCGTTGCGGTCCGTGTTAACTTAAACGTCGTCTTGCCAGCATAGGCCTTACTTGCCAGCAATAGTCCGGCTGGGGTTAATACTGAATCTTGATATTTTGACATCTTAAACCTCCTCATAAATGACAGCAGCTGCCCCAATCTGATCACTAACTACCGTATGTGCCGCGAAACCGATACTAAGTGGTAACGCATTCTCAGTTTTAGCCTGTTCACTAATAACATAAGCCAAGTTTGCTGGTAAATAAACACTCAATAAATAGCGTAACCGCACCACTTGTTCTGGCGTGATCACGGTAGCGCTACTGAATGTCTTCACACTCGACTTACCTGAATCCACCGTAATGGTTGTTGGAATTTGCAGCGACTTAACCAGCGCTCGCAAATAACCAATTGTAATCGCTTGAGGTGGCATGATTCGCAATAACACGTTACTACGCCGTTCCTCTAAGGACTCACCAGCCGTCACTTCAATCTTTAACTCGTACTCAAATAGCGACAACCCATTACTATCTGCTGTCATGACAAACCGATTTAACAGCAATCGATTAACCAAGTCACCCTGGCCATCGAAAATCACTTGTTCAGCCGCCATCAGTTGCTGCATTTCTACAACTTCATCGTAATAATTAGGTAAATAATCCGCTAGATTAACCATCAAGTTTCACCGTCCCCATAATCGGTAACTGTGAAGTTTCATTATTAAACACTAAGTCCACATCACTTTCGGCACCGTTAAGCACCGGCATGGACGCATTCACAACGCCGTCAACTTTTAAAATCTCACTTAGAATCTGGGCGCGGTAAATCGTCAACTTATAGCCGCGGCCAAGCGTTTTATCCACGTTATCCCAATCTTTACGCCGCTTCTGAAAATAGTCCGCAATGCCGCTCTCGATTTGTGATTGAACAGTTACTAGCGTAATCTGCGGGTTAACTTCCACATTAGTTGTCACATCAATGTTTAGCTCAGTTGGAGCAGCTACGGTAACTTGATGACCAATCGGTGCCAATCCGTACCCTTGACCTGTAGCTTCTTCCGGATCAAGTTCTGCTTTAACGGCTTTCAACAGTGTATCGCTGGCCGCTCGCAAATCGTTATTTAGAATGACAACCTTAACTGTGCTACCACCAGCCCACGCCGGATAGATTTGACCGGCACCAACCTCTTCAATCTTCGCTAGCATTGTCAGATAGTCGGCTACATTGCCACCGTAAGCATTATAGGTATCTGGCGATAATAGCCGTTCGCGTAAATGGTCATCCGTTTCGGCATCACGTGCAGGTACCGGTACGTCAATAATTTCAGCCCATGACAAACTATCATTCGGCGTAATCGGTAGAATCTGACCACGATAACTATTGGGCCCAATTCCAGCAATCTCAGCCGTCAACGTCCCAGCTCCTGGACCGGTAATCGCCGTCACTGAGTAAAAAATCGGTTCATCACCCAAACTGGCAAAGCGATCACCTACTTGTACACTAGTCACCGAGTTACCATCTGCGTCCGTAAAAGTCACGCTGGCTTGAGTTGCTGTTGCCGTCTGGCGACTAGTCCCTTGCTCAACTGCTCGGTAATCCAGAAACTCGCCAGTCGCAGTTGTCGTATAGACTTGCCGAACAACTGTACCAATACTGAGCGATTGTTCTGCCAAAGCAGTCACTGCAGGGGCTAGCGCATCATAGATAATGGCGCCTTCCCGTTTGTCGATAGTATCTGGCACCTCAGCCATCACTTTATCCATAAAATAATCAAAGTTTTGACTCCCAATTTGATTCGCTAATTCCTCAGGATTCACCCATCTGCACCTCCGTTTCTGTGTTGACCGCACCGTATATCGTTTCGACCGTCGCTTGAACCTCTAAAACCGTCGCGTCGACTCGTTCCACATTATCAATGGTCACTTCATTAACTCGATCATCAGCTAACAACGCTTCTTTCAGCATCCGTTCGACCTCGACCTCCGCATAATCAAACGACTTCCCCAATAGTTCGGTAAAGTCGTTGCCGTACTGATCACTATAAATCGGAAACACAAAGCGCTCGGTTTTCATGACCTTATCAACGGCTTGCACCATTGCTTCGTAATCATCAGTCATACCGATAATATGACCGTCCTTAACCTTGTACGTTCGCGACGGCAGCGTGACTTCTTCAACCTCATCGCTAAGCGTGTCACCAACCGTTTGAACATCATCATCCATCTAAACCACCTCACAATTTGTCAAAGATATAAAAAGTCTGGCCACCATCGCCGCGAATCATCGCTACGTGGTCACCAGACTGTAGGCCGTTTTTCACGGTCATCGTTTTCTTTTCGTCGTCAATCACTATCGTTGTCGTATAATCGGACACCGCCCGCCCTTTGGTCAATAACGAACTTGGTAGGATCATGTTATTACTTACTTGAACCTGCAGCGGACTGGTACTCACAACGGTGCCATAAATCACATCCGAGTAATCTGACTTATTACCGCCGCGAGCCCCTATCTGTTGCATTAACCATTCACCAGCCAATTTCTACACCTTCATTTCAATATCAGCCATATAGTCGGCGCTAAAACGATGCGTTGCCTTCGTAATCAGCATTGCTTGCGTTCCATAGCCGATGTCTGCCAAACTTTGGACTTTCAGCCATGCCGAATTACCAGCCACAAGTGCCGGGTCGCCAATCACTGTTAATGTGAGTTTGTTCGTCGGCTTGTTCTTAGATTTTAGTAAATCCTTCGCTTGTTGCCGCATTTGAGCTTCATTGGCCTTTTCCTCTGCGGTTTCAATAGTCTGTAGGCGTCCCCACTTATTAATATTGCCACTAGCGGTTACCGCCGTAAACGACGTATTACTTGGATCTTTGGTACCTGCCGTTGCGGTACTTCGTTGTCCTTTATCTTCGTTCTCACGAATCACTCGCACTACGTTAGCTGCATCATCAATGCTCTGCTCATACTCAAACTTTGTCATTAATGACTTATCACCTACAACCAGTGTAGTTTCTTTGTATGGCGCTTTTCTAAGCTCAACGGTGTCATAGTTGGTTGCAAGAAAGAACTGGCTACCAGTCGCTTTTTGAGTGGTCTCAATTGAGGATTGAAGCATGTCAAAGTAACTTTTACCATCAGCTACCTCTGCTACTAATTTATGCTCAGAATTATTAACTACCCGGTAACTAACCCCCGCCATCTTCGCAACTTTAGTAAAGCGTTGTGATAGTGTCGAAACCGGCCACACCAGCGAATCTTGGTTTTTAAAGTATCGCAACTTATCATAAGCTGTAACAGTAAACTTTTCATTAGTGTACTTAAAATCAAAGACATAACCATAAAACACCTTGGTATTATCCCAATAAAACTCCACAATATCACCCATATGTGGTGTAAAACCTTCGTTCACTTCAATCATTTCAAACTCTAGCGTTCCGGCCGAATAGTTAAGATCAGTTGTCCAGGTGACAACGCCACTCAAAATACTACGAACGTCCCACACTCGTGGATCAGTCCGCCGACCAACGGTAAACTTTGTCACTGTCATTCTTACACCGCCCTCACTGACGACTTAGTGACCCAACCGCGCCAACCGCCACTTAGCGTTGTGACATGGTACGGACAGGCTCGCCCCAACGCAATGAAGTTGACCTTGCGGGTCGCATTGCGCTCCGTTTGCCCCGGCCCACTGCCGTAACTATCAACGTGCAAGCGACCATTAACAATCACCGTTGACCCACGCCCAATCTTCTTGGGTGGCGCTGGTCGCTTCTTGCCCTTAGCAGCAACCTTCTTCTTAGTGATTTTCATCAGTTCGGCTTTATATGACTTGTACTCTGTTAGAACCAGTGTATAAACATACTCATCCGAATTACCACTCTTAAATCCATAAGTAAAACTTGCAATCGTCATCTGTAACGAAATCTTAGTCCCAGATAGCACAAAGCGCACCGGCTTCTTAGACTGATGAATACTAGTCAACCGATTGATATAGTCCTGTGCTTTACTCAATGGCTTAGATGCCGTCACATAACCCACGCCTTTATTACTAATCGGTAAAATACCATCAATACTAATGGAACGTAACTTGACCTCACCAATCCGATTGATGGCACCGAGTTTTACGACCTCCTCTGTACTATCATTCGTTTCATAGTTGATTTTTAATTCCTCTGGATTGACTGGCAGCTCAAACGTTTTGTTCTTACTGTCAGTCAGATAAATTCCAATATGTGCCATTTCTTCACCTCTAACTCATTGACTTGCCATCCAACTGAATCAAGTAGCTTTCTAACTTACGGGCGATTGTCTCACCGTCTTGTTCACCATCGCCACTACTAATCACTTGAATCGCACCGCTCTCAACTCTCACAATCATTGCAGAACTATTCTGATTGTTACGATTATTGGTAACCGTTTGACCATTAGGATTTTGACGATTAAATGACGTTTCACTTGGGATGCTTTCGGCACCAATGCCGCCAAATTCCATTGCTGGTAGTTGACTGGAAACACCCCCAGCAGCAGCCGTCGCCAAATCACTACCGGCAGTCGCTACTAATGAGTTAGTACCATCCATACCTAGTGCCATCCCTTGGCCCATATAATCCCCAATTTCAGCGAATAAACGTGATGGTGAATGAACTTTAGCAGCAGCGCGGGCGGCACGATTAGCTTGTGCTACTAACGCATTAGCCGCAGCAGCTACCGCACCAACTTGCGAACGCATCCCAGTAGCCAATCCAGCACCAATCATTGATCCAGCAGCTTGCATTGCACTAGCCCCAGAACGAGCAGCCGCAGCAGCGGCATTTACTGATGCACGCACAGCATTCGTGAGTTGTGAACCACCTGAGCGTGCTGCTGCAACTGCCGACGCCATACCTGATCTAACGGCAGAAACTACCCCAGCCATTGATGGTTTCCCAATCTTAGGTGCCGGAATGTTAGCAATTTTAATCCGCGCTGGTTGCGGAATTACTGGCTTGCCAACTTTAGGCGCAGCAATCGAAGTTGCCTTAACCTTAGTTGGTTGTGGCGTTTGTGGCTTACCAACTTTTGGTGCTGCAATTGTCGCAATCTTAGGTGCTGTCGGTGTTGGTATTTTCGGCTTAGCAACCTTAGCATCATACTGAACCGTACCGCCTTTAACCGTTTGACCAGCTAATGCGGCAGTCTTTTGCTTAGCAGCACTTGTATCAGCATCAACTTTGACGGTTTTACTCGTCTTATCAAGTGGCAGCGCTGTATTCATACTATTAGTTAGTTGGGTTGTATCGGCACCAACCTTTACCATAGTTGCCTTCTTAGAGGAAGTGGCTTTATCCACACTACTGTTAAGTTGAGTTGTATCACCCTTGACACTTACGGTGCTATTTTTCTTAGAACTAGTAGCAGTATCTAAGCTTTTAGTTAACTGGCTCGTATCACCCTTAACATTTACTGTACTTGCTTTCGAAGACTTAGTGGCTAAATCTAAGCTATTAGTAAATGGTGTCATATTGCCTTTAACATTTACTGTACTATTTTTAGGATTCTTAGTTGCCAAATCCATACTATTAGTTAGGCCGCTTGTATCTCCCTTAACATTAACCGTGCTAGACTTGCCATTTACCCCAGCAATAGCTTGATCTACCCCGCTAGAAACATCACTGGTATCTGCTTTAACATTCACCTTTGGTTGCGTCTTACCAAGCTCACTAACCGAGTCTTTAACAGTACCAAGAATATCACCAACCCCTTTGATACTAGTCTTAGCACCATTGAATCCATTCTCCAAGCTTTTACTACCTGCATCAAATTCCTTGGCTGCACCGCTAAAGTTACCCGTTAACGCTTTGCCTAATGCCATTGCATCGTGAGCAATGGCTCCAATCACACCAGCAACCAATTGACCAGCCGCCACCAAAACTAACGCAGCACTTGCTGCAGCCACAAAACCAACTGCTAAAATACCAATCACGATTGCACCAATTCCTTTAAGGATAGGTACTAATGGCGCTAGCGAAACTGCCATATTGCTGAACGCACTCTTCATTGCATTGCCAACAATACCAAAAATTGGTGCTAGTCCTTCAATGACACCACGAATATTCATAAAGTTACTCTGCCATGCCATGACGGCACCTGCAATCACGGCCGTAACCGCTGCTACCACTAAGATAACTGGTCCAAACGCAGTCGAAACAACGCCACCAATACCACTAAATGATGCTTCTATTGCTGGCAATATTCCCCCTCCGCTAAATGCAGAAATAACTCCTTTTACAGCTTTTGCAGCTGCGGGACCAATTTCACCAAGTCCGAGTGTATCCGCTAGTTTCATTCCCCCTTTAATCAAACTGATAGCTTTAACCGCAGCTACTAACGAACCAATCGCAATTGCGACCCCTTTGATCTGTCCCGGACTCATCTGCTTGATTGCATCACTAACTGATTTTATTGCATTAGCGGCTCCCGTTACTGCACTCCCAGCTAAACGGCCTAAAGAATCAGCCAAACTATCAAGACTAGCACCTCCAGTGAAAGCATTACTAATATTTTTCATGGCATCTCCAAGCGATTGCATGGCTGCGCTCGCAGCACTAATTGCTGAGGTATTTGACATTGATTGCCAAAATTCGGCCACGAAACTTCCAGCCACTTTCAATCCATTAACGATTCCATTAGCAACTGTCGCCACTTTAGACTGAACCCCACTAAAGTCCATTGCTGAGATTTTATTCGACAGCTCACCTATTGCTTCAACACCAACTTTACTCACTGCTGCATATGCAGGGGACAATTTATTAACTAAAGTTTTTTGCAACCCATCCATCGCTTGTCCAAGAGTGGTAACTTGTTGTGTATTTCCGTTGAAAGCTTGCCATGCACTGCTAGAGCTTTCAAGCTCACCTATCAACGACTTGACACCCGCTGCTGCCAGCCCAACGCCTTTAGCAACACCATTCTTTACCAGATTGGACCCCAACGTGGCCTTGATTAAACTACCAGACTTACGAGTGCTACCATCTAATTGATCAAAACCGGCTTTAAAATTACTAGCGAATGTACTGCCACTCTGTTGAGACATTGAGTGTTGTAATTGTTGGATTGCATTCATTGACTGCTTTAATCCAGAATTCAATTGATTTAACGTATTTGAAAATTGATTATTAATTATAATTGAACCTTTTACTGTTGCCATTTTTCCGCCTCCTTTCAGGTATGTAAAAAGCCAAGCGCTTAATTGCGCTTGGCTTCCATTTCAGCTTGTTCCCGCCGTAGTCGTTCTTGTTCTATGTCGATGCCCGCAATAACTAAGCCGCGCTCTCTAATCGAGAGACCTATCCAGTCTTGAGGTTTCCAGCCCCAGCTAAGCATACAGTAGTGATAGTATTGAAATTCATTACCCTCACCATTGTTAATTATTTTTTTACGTCGTTTGCAACCTCGGTCACACCACTAACATCGAAACCGCTAAACTTCTGAATAGCTGCGGATAAGTCTGTATATTCGCCACCACGAAGCATTGTTTTAAGAATACTTGCGGGATGACCAATTGCACCCCATGATTCTTGCAACTTAGCATTGGTTAAGTCTGGATTGACTACCGCCGCTACAATAAGATTTTCCAATAATTTTTCATCATCAGTTTCATTGAAGAACTCACCTGATTTATTTTGGAACTTCCGCGTACTTTGTTTACGAATCTGGGCCATCCGTTTTTCAGTCAGCGATTGAATCGTGATTGAAAGTCCTAAACGTTCAATTGGAACTTCTTTTGTTTCAACTGGATCACTAACATTTTCACGCAAAAACGCGTCAATCCCAACCTGTTTAGAACGTGTTTCAACTGCTTGATTATCGTTTGCCATTTTTAAATCCTCCAATTATTTAATGTCGTTGAATGGCGTTACTAACTTAACACCATCGAAGGTGAAATCAGTATCCCATTCCAACACTTTGTCATCAGCCTTCAAGTCTAAAATTGGCACCTTATCCAAGTTGACGTTCTTTAGCAGAACCGTTTGCGTCCCCGTACTACTTGTGTTGTCATTAATCGTGGCCGTAATATCAAAGTACATATCCGCACCGCCATTAGCGTAATCAAGACCATACTCGATCCAATTAGAACTAATCAAATAACCGCTAAGCTTACCTTTACCAGCCATAGAGGTCGTCTTATTCTTAGACCAACGATCACCAATAACTTTGACTTTTTCCTTATTCTTTTCAACATCCGCACTTAATTCGATCAGTTCCATCATGTTGATGTTCTGGCCTTTGTAGTTCATGAAAACCGTAGCTTCCTTAGAACTAATCGTATCTTGGCCGTTTAAAAATTGGCTAGTTGTCGCCATATTCGTTGCCTCCCTTATTTAACCGTTAATGTCATGTAGAGTTTTTCCATTGCTTCATTAGGTTGCGCACCCAAATCAACAACAATGGAATCCTTGTCGTCACCAGCCGTGATCATCACATCATCCTCAACGAAGTTCTGGATAATGTTGGCATTTTGTAAATCAGTCATGTAAGTAATCAGGGCCGACTTGAATAAATCACGACCAGTCGTGTTGTTATTGACCTTGCCAATGAATTGATCTTCAAAAGTCGTTTGAACAGTATTGGCAATCTCGTCCATTGTTCGCACAACTTGGTTCTTAGCGAAGTAGCTCGGTTTGTCTGCAGTGAACAACGTTAAACTGTTGATGTCTTCTTCAACAACCACATCGCCATCACGCTTAACACTGAACACTAAGTGGCCCTTTTGAAGGTTATCAATAATCGCTGTGTTAGATAATCGTGGTGTGGCGTCCTGAGCATTAGGGTAGATTGCGTAAGTCAACGACCCGCTACCATCCATTGCTGATGATGCCCCAGCGATATATGCAGCAGCCGTCGTTGCTTCTAAGACCGTGCCATCCATTAACGTGACCCCATTAACAACGGTTGTGATCGCCTCATCATTGTACTTAGTGTCCGTAACAAGTGCTGGCACAACACCAGTAACTTTGTAGCCTTCATCATCCCGCATTCGCTTAACTAAGTTAGCTAGTAACGCATGTAATTCACTGTCGACTGAGTAACCAGCCGTCGTCGCCACACTATATTCACGAGTCTCCATGGCATCGGCAAGTAGTTCCGTAACGTCTCCTTTATCACTCGTACCACCGGTTAACTTGTACGTGGTCTTACCTGCTAAAGCTGCTAATTTAGTTGATACTGTAGCGGCGTCACCAGTAACCACGTCAACATAGTCATTACTGGTCAATGCTGTTGCTCCATCTGTACTGATTACTTGTTCATCAACAGTCACCGTATCTAATAGCGTCGTTACTGTAAGTTTAGTGGTGTCAGTTGGGTCCTTTAAAATGCTGACCGTGATGTTGTTACCACGAACACCGGCGTACTTAGCATTGAACGTCCATGGTAAGGCGTCATCCGTAATCGCGGCCTTCGTCCCAGCATTAGCATTCACCAAGAGCACGGTTACCGCACCCTTGAGCGCTTCACGAATCGTAATCGCCTTAGCATCCGTCTGAGCAACACCAATCAAGGCCTTAAAATCACTATCACTAGCTAATTCAATGACCCCATTAGTGCCCCAGCCATAATCGACACCATTGACCATCAACACTCGCCCTGCCGTCGTGTCAGGCTTGTCCTGTGGGACCCCAACTGTATTGATATATGCACCGGGGCGCTTTTTGTTTTGGTTCTTCCAAATTCCACCAGCCATTTAAATAGCCTCCTTAAATTTCTTAATTGCTTGTTTTGCTTGGTCCACTGAGTAGTCTTGATCATCGTTCAAAGCGACTTTCAAAATATCAAGTTCCAATTTAGTAAAGCCACTAGCACGCAGTAAGTCCGCCTTGCCATATTTGACAACGGTCTTCTTAGCAGCACTAGCCTTCTTTGTTTCAGTCATGCTTCAATCCTCCTTGATAATCGATTGCTTGTTGCTTAGTCCCTTTATCGACTGGCACTGCCCGGAAACTGACTCTAAATGTCATGATCAACGTGCTATCACTGCGTTCAAAATCAATGTCACTGACCGTAGCAAAGTCTTCCAGTTGTTTAAAATTGTCAGATAACTGTTCCTCCATCAAATCCATATCTTCGTTTGGCTTATCAATATTTGGAAAGTAGATCACCTCAAAATGATTGTCTCGAAACTGGATACCAAACAGATTAGGATTGATGTGTGACGTAATCTTATTCACAAAAAAAGATGGTTCCTGAAAACCACCTCGTTGTTGTTCACGATAGATTGGGATGTCTGGACTAAGCTTCGCTAACTCCATTGCAATTCGTTCACTGATATTAAATGCCATTACATCAACCCCTGTAAGCAGGAGTTTAAATTGGCATCCAGGATAGCCGGTAGCCGATTATCAATTTCAGCTATTGCTTTTGTTAGGGTATGTTGTCCTGAGATCCAACTACCATGAGTCCGATACCCATTCTCAATTTTAGCTGCATCATCAACGTTATTGGTCACTGTCAAAATAATCATCGATTGGTTATTAGTGGTCCCATCTATTTCCCAGCTACTGCTATCTGGTGTTCGATTTTTAAGTTCTTCCAATAATGTCATGCCTGATTTTTTTAAGTTATTATTCAACATCATTTCCATTTGATGGGATTTCACTTCCGAATCAATACGCTTTGATAAGGCCTCAAATGCACTAATATCAAACGTTCCCCACGCCATCCGCAACCACCTCCTTCGCCTTCTCATCGCGAACCATCGCGACTTCCTGATGACTCACATAGCCGGTGTAGCCCTTGCTAGCTCGCCGATATCGTGTCACGTTGCCGTTGACATCCGTCACCGTAATCAAGTCACCCGCAGCAATCTTAATCGCACTATCGATAATCAGCTTGGCATCATAGGTATCCGTTCCAAAAAGAGTTTGCTCACTCGCTTTTAAGCTACCTAACACAACTTTTCCCGGGCGATCCACGCACACGTTAACATCAGCAGTAGTCGTAAACGGACCATCTACTACTTCGCGTACCCCAACAATCGTGACCCGATCATGCCACAGTCTTGGCAGTACTTTAGTCATTCGCTTAAAGCCGTCCATCAGTATTTCACCTGCCTAAACTGGTTGAGCACCATTAAATAGTTATCGCTAATCGCATTAACCGACTGCAATTCCAGCAACGTTGCCGATAATGATTTAAAAATTACCGCCGTATCACCCTCGCTGAGCGATTGAACGTCATTCATTGGCTCAGCTGATGATGCCAGTAGTTGATGGGTTTCCAGCAACTGTTGTGCCATTCCAACAATCGTTTGATCTAATTCGGCTGGCAAACTCGCTATTGCGATGTGCGTATAATTAGCAATATCATTAATCGTCTTATCCAGCACATAAGCCATAATCTCATCATAATTCGGATTGGCTTCCACGTTGGGATTCAGCTTAATTAATTGAGCCAATAGTTCTGGCCGTCGCGACAATGCTGCCATACTTATTCCTCCCTAAACAACTAAAGCTAATAAATCGGCCTTGTTAGCGCCGGCACTGTACGTGATGCCTTTTTGATCAAGGTACGCTTTAATCTCATCGATCGTGTTAGCATCAGTTGGCTTATTAATCGTCTTATCGCTGATGACAAATTCGATCCCCTTCGTCTTGGTCTTCAGTAATAACACATCATCATAAGATTGTTCGTAGTAAAGATAGTTCCCGCTAGCAGCGGCCGTTGGTGCATCGAAACCAGCAAAACTGTACTTTTGTGGTGCAATTTGGACACCATTAGAGATCAAGAACATTTCAATCTGTTTGGCATCATCCTTAAGCTTTGAGCCCACCGTAAAGTCAAAGCTAGTTTGCATCAAATCAGATGGTACGACAATCACGGTAACATCATCAATACTATAAATTGAACGTTGCACGTTATTAGCGTCACTCAAGACCAACTGACGATTCATCGCATCTGCACGTTTCAGGATCGCGTTGTTTTTAGGTGTTAAATACAAGAAACGCCCTTGTTGCGGCACTCGCTGTTCATCCATATCGGTCATCATATTGTCGAAAGCTTCTAAAATGCTCTTTTCATCTAACGTATCCGTATGAATACCATCAGCACCATCAATGGCAATCTTACCCTGATACAACTTACTGAACATTTCACGATCCATTTCAGGCATCTTTTCATCCTTGTTGAACTGGGTCGTAATATTAGCAATCGAAACGACCATGTTTGATTCATCCACGTCACTCGGATCAACCAAGGTTGACCAGTAACGTTCATTCGTTAATTCATAAGAATCCCAATCATTCGAATAATTAGCTTGAATCGTCGTGATTTCTCGCCGTGCTCGATTTCGCCGTCCTTCTTCAATCGTTAAACGAGGTAATTTAATGTGTTTCGCCCCATCGAATCTAATAACACTGTTGGAAGGTGAGTTCCAGAGCGGTGCTGAGAATAAATGTCCATCATAAAAAGCTTGCTGAATCGCTTGTTGATAAGCGTCCGCATAATTAATTGTTGCCATAAGTTAATGTCCCTCTTTCTTACTGTTGTTTGAATGCATCAATCATCACTTGGGTTGGATTCTCATCCTGAGAACCAGCACCACCGTTGGGTTCATAATGGGTCTGCTGACCACCATTGAATAGATAACCATCCGATTGCTTTAAAGCTGCCACCTGATCTTCAAAACCTTCCAGCTGACCCTCATCTGTTAAGCTAACCTTACTCATATCCAACAAGCCGCGTACCGCTTTGGTATTCCGTGCCTTAGCTCCGGTCAGCGCCGCATCAAGTGCCCCGTCAAGTTGGGTTTGTTTAAGTTGGGCTGTTAAATTTTCGGTATCTTGATCATACTTAGCTTGAAGCGCCGTTACCTGCTGAGAGAGGCCTTCATTATCACCAAGCTGTTGTTTCAAGGCCTTCATATCCTGATCCCGGGTAGTCAACTGGTCACGTAGCTGCTCATTTTCCTGCTTAATTCCAGCAACATCACCAATTCCGGCCTTGGCATTTTCAATATCATGCCCGTTGGTTTTCATAATGGCATTGATCTGATCATCAGTCAGCCCCATCTTAGTTAACACATCTCGTTTCATATCTACCATTCCTTTCACGCTTTAATGACGCGGTGCGACCGCAATTCAAGGTAAAACAAAATGGCCTTTTTACGTCATGCCAAGGACAATTAGGGTATTAAAAAAGGCCATGCGATTAACGCCGGTCTTATGACACTGTCATTTATACTAAACACACTTTAAACCAAGTCTATAAAGCACTGTCAAAACCCTAATCCTGTTCCACGCTACCTGCTGATGCTTGATTTTCACCAGGCTGCTCATGCACGTCCACTCTCATCATATCTGCCTGTCTATCAACCAATTCTTGCTGCCAATCTGTGATAATCGGATTAGCCTTAGCAATCGCCTCAGAACTAGAATACGGCGCAACTTGTGCAACCACCTGTGCCTGTTCTAAGCTATTTTGAATCGCGGTTCGTGTCCACATTTGACTGATTGGCCGACTATTTGCGTCCGCTACGCCTAGCCAATTCATCATAGCGCGCACTAGTTCATTAAGCGCATCCCGAAAATAGGCCTCCGTGATCGACGCCTTTAGTTCTAAATGGCCATATAAAGCACGGATCGCAGTTCCCGACGCATTGCCGATTGTTTTAAAATCAACCGGATTGATGCCTTGACCATCGACAAAAATCTTACTATCCGTTCGTTGTAAGACATTATCACGAGCCTCAACCGGAATATCAATCGTTAGCTTATCTACACCAGATTTATCTCCCGGTCCGATGCTATCCATCTTAATCGCTTTGTCCTTTTTAAGTGTCTGCATCAGCTCATCTAAATCAGTACCACCGTAATTTGTCAGCACTAAGATGACTTGTTGGACGTCATTGATATCGTTAACGAAGCCATTAAACACATTATCATAAACGTCGATCAGCCCTTTATACTTAAACAAATCAGGGCGCTGCAGCTTATTCTTAGGAAAACCAATAAATGGGACACGTCCGAAACCATGTTGATAAACATTGCTGGTTCCGATCGTTTCACCAGTGGATACATCCGTAACGCTGAATCGGTCATCGATCGTCTGCAAATCAACGTAATCATGTGCAGACGATTTAAACGCCGTAACGTCCTGATCCGTCCAGTACTCGTGAATATAATACGATTTGCCGTCAGCTGGATTAAGTTGCTGATAAGTCCGGCGTACGGCTAATAGTTTTCTATCCAAGTCATTACTGTAGATTGGCGTAACTTGATCTGGCGGTACGACTCCATACCGAAATTGCTGATCCTCATCAATCCAGTAGTGTAGCCATGCCATACCCGCATTACTTGCATCCACTACTAACTGTTCAAGTCGCAAATTAAAGTTATCGCCTAACGTATTTTTCAATGCGTCATTGAGAGCCGTATTTTCAACATCAATTGCTGGTGGCGTCGTTGCTAGGTACCCTGCTTCTTGGTCGACTAACAACTGATGATAGTTGCTGCTGACCCGGTTATCTGCATGCCGCAGTAGCTCATCCTTGCCATCTGGTTTAACTTTAGACTCACCAGCATTGCGCAGCGTAATATCATTTTCATTGCGATAATAATGTAACGACCGCTCAAACCGGCGCCTAAATTCCAGCCGACGTGCGTCCGTATTTCGAAGCAATTCGATCATGGTTTTCGTTTCCAAGGCTTAAACCCTCCCTTTCTAATAATTGATTCAAGCGAATACCTAGTGGCATCATTGGTATGATCATTACCATCTGGATACTCCGCCTTTAAATTACCGTTGCCATCACGTTCCAGTTCATAACCGGTAAACTCACGGGCTGCATTTGGACACCGCACCGGATCAATAACGATTGCTCGTAAATCTTGCAACCATTTATAGCCTTGGTCCCGACTTCCCGGGCCTTTGCGGGCACCAATAACGTTCAGCCCCATATCTCGATACTCTGCGATAGTGCCTGGCGAAGCTGAATCCGCAATAATCAACTTATTCTCAGGATTCAGTCGTTTAATTAGCTCAATAGCATTACGATTTTTCAATCCAACCTGATAGATTTCGTTAAAAATATATAACTGGTGCCTAGCGACATCAAAAAAAGTTTCAACGTATGCCAATGGATCGCTCGCAAAACCGAAGTCCAATCCACGTTTAACGTTATCGAATAATTGACACTCATCATCCGTAATCTGGCGTTTAACGATATTATTGAACACTTCCGTCCCGGTACCCGTCACTTCACCTAAATATTCATGAGCATAAGCTTTCGGATTATCATGCTTAAGTTGCTGTGCGTCAGCCAAAAATTCCTTGCCCAACCATTGCCGTGGCACCGTCAGATAATCAGATGAGTGGACCAATGTATCCGCGCGTAACCCTTCTTTACTAGTCGTCAGATTAACCCAGCTATTCTGGCTCGCCGGTGGATTATAACTATAAAAGGTCATGATATTACTACCACCACGATTGAGTGACTGATTGATCGACCGAATCTCCGGCCAACCTACGAACTCATCAACTTCCTCGTAGTGTTTGAACTTCGTATAACCGTGGCGAAACTTCTGCGACTTGATTTTACGCGGTTTATCAGCACCCTTAAAACGAATCTGCTGACCAGTCGGGATGTACGTTAACATCATTGGACTAATTGATTCCTTCCAATAGTCCTGAACGCCCAACACATCAATTGCCCATAAATACTGGTCAAATACCGAGTCACGCAACGTATTCGCTACTTTCCGCAGGACAATCGCATTCGCTTCTGGATCTTTCATAATTCCCAAGACCACTTCGATTGAGATAAAACTAGATTTAGTGGAGCCACGGCCGCCAGACAACCAATAATTACTGTGTCGCTGCTGCTTAATATCAACATGCAGCTGACGAAACGACGGTGCCACCTTATTCCGTAGTTTCACGATGGTACTCACGTTCATCATCCTCCTCAATGTCGTCTGCGATTTGAACGCCCTGCGTTTCATGCTGGGCCGCATAAATATCCGTATATTTGATCAGACTATCCAAGGCTTTTTGCTTATCATACATTTCAACAGTCACCTTATCCTGATCGACTCGTAACGATTTAACGTTCGTCGTGTCAATCTCATCACTATTACGTAGCTTAACCACGTTTTCGTAATAGTATGCTTGCTCCCCAGTATCAGGATCAATCTTCGGAATCATGCGATAGTGGCCATTTCCATCCGTGTATGGTCCACGTTTATCGCGTACCTTATACCACGCATGGTGTTTGACCGTTTTAAACTGAAGCACATCGCGAATATCTGCGGTGGATTGCTGCCGCAACTCACGAATAATATCTTGGATATCGAAATACAGCTCGGTTGACTGCTGCTTTCTCAATTCACTTAGCTGGGCCTTCACCTTTTCATTACTCATTAACCGCGGCCCGTTGCGCATCGCTTGCTCATGACTGACATGATAGACCTGCTGGTAGGCCCACGTCGCATTAAATCGCTGTAAATAAAAAAGGCAAAACAATTTCTGCTTTTCAGTCAGCTGATTGTTTGCCTCTAATATCTCAATTGCGGGAGGAACGTCTGATGATAACTTCGTGACTGACTTTGTAATTGCCTTAGTTACCGTCTTAGCTTGGATAGCCGAATTTTTAGCCGCATCGCGTTGCCACTTATACCGCGTCTTCCAAGTTTTTACCGTATTCAGGCTGACTGCATATTTAGTCGCGATGTCTTTGTATTTCATACCGGCCACGTAATCTTGAAGGGCCTGTTCATGCTTATTTGTCATTACATCTCACCACACCTTACTTTCTAATTGAATTTCAACGTTCATGACTCACCGCTTCTCATTAACACGTCAGCTGACTTTCTAAGTTATTTCCAAGGGTAAAACTGAAACTTTAATATTGCCGGCGAACTTTGAACGTGTATCCCATCACGGCTTATCCATTAGCCTATGGTGACGCCTTGTCTGAAATTGCTTTTTATGGAAATGCCATAACTTATTTATTAACCATTTGGCATGCTACTAATTTAACACGATAATGGCGATCAGTTTTCTCGATATTTTCCACTAGGCAATATCGTACAGTCCCAATCCCTTAGCACACTCATCAATGAACGCGTTCTTTAGCTCATAAGCTCGGGCTTTGCCTACACTGATCACGTTATTATCAACTAGGCCGACTAAGGTGTACTTGGGATGTTTCTTGAAATATAATTCGCCGATAATGGTTTCCGTATCAGTACCGACTTCATCCAAGCAATCTTCTACGATGGCGCGTTGACGTTTCAGTGCGTTGATTCGGCGGTCCTCATCAATCGTAATCAATGTGGCCAACGTGGGATTGATTTCCTTATTCTGTGCCCGACCACCACCAGTATTTTCATCGGCGGCTCGTGATGAGTAGCGTAATTCTTGCTCACGCGTTTCGATATATTTATCAATTTGTGGATAATCCCGTAAAATATCTTCGACTGTTCGTACTGTTGATCGTTTCATTAATAAGTCCCCCTAGTTAGTCCTTCGTTGATTTCAAATTAGTCGGTTCATTGGTTTTGAGTACACGCTGGTCGCATTCAGTCTTACGCATCAAATATTGCTCAACCGCTGACCAGCTTGAAAAATTCTTTACATATGATGACTGCCCGCTATTCTTTAACGGGATAATTGTAAATTTCAT